CGTAATTGCACCTAAACCAATTGTGATACTTGGTGTACTAGATCCATTTACAACAAGAGTAGTGACACCCTGTGTTCCTGTAGCAGAAACATTAGTTACTGTTCCTACGCCGGCAGCAGATATTGCTACATTAGAAATATTTGTGACTCTGCCCTTACTATCTACAGTTACAACAGGAACAAGAACTGAACTACCATACGTACCTGTTGGTGTGCCGGAATTAGCTAAAGTTGTTGCAAAACTGCCAGTGCCCGAACCTGTAACATCACCTGTTAACGTGATTGTCTGATCGCCGTGATTTGATCCAGAAAGATTTGAACCCGAAATTGATCCACTTGCTGCTACACTCGTTGGAGTAATAGCACCTAGTGTAAGAGTTATTGCCGGAGTTGTTGCTGGATTTAAAACACTACCACTTATGCCATTTGCTGTTACAATCGAAACATTAGTGACTGAACCGTTCGAAAGCCCCGTAATGCTAGAAGCTGGTATAGTGGCAGAATAGACCAGCTGTGTGCCAGCTGAATTCCAAAGTGCATAACCGTTTGGTAGCGATGGCTTTGCCGTATCACTTAGTCCGATGAACGTGCCGCTGCTGAGTGGTGGTTTGTTCAGCAGAGTATTATAATCTACGAAAGTATTCTCCCATAGACTAGTAAATTGATTATAAACTAATGCTTGTCCAGTTCTCAAGCTTGGACTCGGACTGTCGCAATCAGGTGATACATTAAGAAGTTCACCTAATCTACTTGCACCGCCGGAACCTGATAGGCTAGAGTTAATAAATGCCTTTCTTACTGAATCATACCTTAATGTTTGTCCATCTAAAACTTCACTAATATAGAAGTTAGGTACATATTGATTTAAAAGAGAATTTTGCCCAATTATTGCCATTACGTATATTCCTTATAAACTCAATAATACTTTATCTATTTGGCCATATTGCCATGTTTGCCATTGCGGGCTTACAGGTACTGGTTGAAGATAATCTCTATTCAATACCGCTCTTAAGAATACAAAGTTTCCAATGAATGTGGTGGCCATTGAGCCTGTATCGCCGCCATTATTACCATTAGGGTCATATGGGTCGATAGGAAATGGTATGAATGGTTTACATACATCTCCGTTTGGATTTAAATTAATCCAAAACCAATCTTCTGGTGTGGGATCTAATGCGAGAGTTCCTTGTAGACCAAATCCGCCTACAAGATTTTGATAAATTACCTGAACTGTATGTATTCCATCGGTATATCCATAGTACGCATCAGCCCTGACTTTCTCACCAATGACGTTCCACTCTGTTCCAGTGTTTGTCATCATGAGTACAGATTTTCTAATTGCCATAGTATTCCTTCTTGTTCTCTATTATTTATCACATTAAGACAAGAATTATAGCCCACAAAAAAGCCCCAATCAAGGGGCTTCTTTATTTTATGTTAATGTTGCATATTTCCAAGTGCCGTTTACATATACCCAAATCTTTTCTCCGGTAGTATCAACCTGCATAGGTGCATGACCAGCGATTACTGTGGCTGGTATACCTGTCGGTGTTCCTGCAGTGGTAGGAACCTGAAAAAATCCCTTTGTTGCAGTCGTTGATTGACTACCCATTCCGGCCATAACATCACCAGTGGCAAGAATTGCTATTCCGATTAAATTATTCGCTACAAGAGATAACGGTCTACCGACTCCTGCGCCACGAGTAAAGGTACCAATCACTCCGCGAGTGTCATTCATGTCAATCATTAGATATTCATCATCTACATCAGGATAACCATTCTCAAAAGTGATACCCGATTCAGTAGAAGTACCATTAGGAACTACCTGGAGAAGTGTTTTACCATCTGTTACATTAGATTGAAACATTGGGCGATTTGCAAGAGTGGTAAAATCACCCAAGATAAATTCCCCATTAGCAAAAGTTATGCTACCGGTTGGAGCAACATTACCAAGTCCGAACGTTAATGTGCCCGATGTTGTAATTGGATTACCACTTATTGTAATACCATTATTGACAGCAACATTCACAGAAGTAACTGAACCACCTGTAGCAGGAGCCCAAGTAACATTCGATCCATCAGTAGTTAAGAATTGTCCACCGAATGCTCCTTGTGGAGGTAGTAAGGCATTTCTTGCCTGTTGTGCAGTAGATTGACCAGTGCCGCCATTAAGAATCGGTAAAGGTACAGCCTGTGTATTTGAATAGATGCCAGACATTGTAATAGCCATTGTGATTTCTCCCGTGATGGACTATTTACCTCGATTATGAATTTATGATCATAAGAAAAGGCCCCTTAGGGGCCTTTTCTTAATGTAATTTATTAGATCACAATTAATTCCGTAACCAATGTATGAGTATCAATGATAAGTTGTCCTTCAATGAAATCAACATTTGCGCGGCCGCCTTCTCTTAGCTTACCAAACAAGATTTCCTTGGACAATGCCTTCTTAATCTTCTCTTCAAATAAGCGTTCGAATGGCCTTGCGCCCATCTTAGGATCGTATCCGTTTTGTGCAAGCCAGTCACGTGCTTGCTGTGTAACATTAAGACTAATGTTCTTAGGAGCAAGCATAACTTCTGTCTTTTCAACTTCGGCATTAACAATCAAATTCATTTCAGTCATTGTGAGCTTATTGAATTTAACGGTAGCATCTAAGCGATTCCTGAATTCTGGGCTGAAGAATTTCTTAATCTCTGCTTCAACAGCACCACCATTGTCCTGATCACCAAAACCAATCTTAAGTTTTTCTGCATCAGCAGCACCTAAGTTGGCCGACATGATAATAACTACATTGGAGAAATCAACAGTCTTTCCCTTGGCAGAAGTTAAGCGGCCATCATCCATTACCTGTAATAGCACAGTAATAACATCTGGATTAGCCTTTTCAATTTCATCCAGCAATAACACACAATTTGGATGCGTATCGATTGTTTGAATAAGTTGCCCTTCGCCCATCTTACCCTCACCGTGGCCTACATAGCCGGGAGGTGCGCCGATAAACTTAGATACAGTATGTTTTTCCATGTATTCCGACATGTCAAAGCGTGCAAAATGTACACCCAATGCTTCTGCAAGCTTTTTAGCTGTATACGTCTTACCAGTACCAGTTGGTCCAGTAAACAAGAAGCTACCAATTGGCTTACTTGGGTTACGCAATCCTGCCTTGGACATAAAGATGGCTTCGACAAGCTTATCAATTGCTCCATCCTGTCCATACACCTTATCCTTCATTCTTGGTGCAAGATTTTCCAATGCTGTATTTTCTTTCATATCAATCATTGATGCCGGAATATGTGCAATCTTTGCTGCTTGTTGAACAACACAATCGATTGTAACAACTTTTTCTTCCTTCAACTTAGAAATTGCACCAGCAGAGTCCATAATGTCAATTGCTTTGTCAGGGAAGAACTTAGATTTCAAATAACGATCAGCTAAGTCAACGCACATATCGGTTGCGCCCTCCTCAAAGGTAACACCGTGGAACTTTTCGTATTGATAAGCAATACCCTTAAGAATAAGTTTTGTTTCTGCTGCCGATGGTTGATTAATGTCATACTTCTGGAAACGACGCAGCAATGCTTTGTCCTTTTCAAAGTGTTCATGGAATTCATCGTATGTGGTTGCACCAACACACATCAATTGACCTTTAGCAAGCATAGGTTTCAACAAATTGCCTGCATCCATCTGACTACCTGTAGTTGCACCAGCACCTAGAATCATGTGAATCTCGTCGATGAACATAATACAGTTGCCTTGTTTCTTGACTTGGTCAAGCACACCCTTCAACCGTTCCTCAAAGTCACCACGGAATTTTGTGCCTGCAAGCAATGCACCAATATCCAAACTATACACAACCTTGTCGTGTAATGCTTTCGGAACTTCCTTGTTGACAATCTTAAGTGCAAGTCCTTCTGCAAGTGCTGTTTTACCTACACCAGGTTCACCCACATAGATGACATTGTTCTTCTTGCGACGTGCCAAGATTTCAATTGTGTCAATAACTTCTTTTTCGCGCCCAATAACAGGATCAATAGATCCATCTGCTGCTTCTTTGTTTAAGTTGCGAGCAAATTGATCAAGGAATGTTTCACCCGGAGCGTCTTTCTCTTCTGCCTTACGCAAATGTGCAATAATCTTTTCCCTTGTTACACCGTGTTTACCCAGGAAATAATAAGCATGACTAGTTTCTTCACCGAGGATGCTCAGTAAGATACCTTCATTTGTTAATTCATTCCTGCCGCTGAACACAAGTTGTGTTAGTGCTCGTTGGAATGTACGGTTTAGAACGGCCGTACGTTTTGCCGGTATGTCTTTGAGTGCATCTGGCTTCTTTAGTGCAGGATCGCCCAAAAATTGTACTGTTTCCGTCTTAATCTTTGCCGGCTGTCCGCCGATTGCAAGTATAAGTTCGTTTACATCTTTCTCATGTAACAATGATAGCAGGATATGTTCGAGCGTTACATATTCGTGATTGTTGTCATTTGCAACCGAAACTGCACGTTCAATCATCTTTTCTACTTTTTTAGTCATCTTTTTCCTTAAATATTAATACAGTATCTGTGGCTTAAAGATTTCAATGCAATCTTATCAGCTTCGGTCAAAGTTCTCGGAATTGTAATGGTAACACGAACTAAAATATCACCATGTCTATCCGTTTCCGGATTCTTCATACCCTTACCTTCTAACCTGACTATTTGGCCGGGTTGGAGACCCGGGGGTATTGTAAACTGTAGTTTAGCACTATCTAAGTGCTCAAGTATAGCATCCACACCAATCATTGCTTCGATTGCATTAATTTCTATGTCAACAAGCAAATCATCATTGGCACGTTTGAATTTGTGATGTGGTTGTATATCAACCCTATATAGTTTATTATCAGCGAAAAATTTAGTTCCCGATCTAGCGCCACGTGGGATATTTATAACTGCCGATTGATCAACTTTAATTGTTCTGCCTGTGTATGCATCGGCTAGAGAAATATTTACAATATGAACAATTTGTTGTTTTGGTTGACCAAAGAAACCTTCATTGAATTGACTATTCTGCGAAAAGAATGTTTTAAACATCTCTTCGAATTGTGCTGGATTACCGTTTGTACGATGGGTCCATTGTGGTTGGCTGGGCGAATCGGTTGCGTGACCGTGCATATCATAATGTCTACGTTTGTCGACATCACTAAGAGTTTCATAGGCCTCTTTGACCTCTTTAAATTTTTCCTCAGCCTGCTTTTTTTCGGGCGAACCATCAGCGCCTGTAATCTTATCAGGGTGATATTTGCTCGCAAGCTGTCGATAAGCTTTTTTTATTTCGTCTTCTGACGAATCCTTTGCAAGTCCAAGGATTTCGTAATAATCCTTTTTGCTCATGTGATATGCTTTCTAAAAGCGATAGGTAATTCGTCCCAAATTCAAGTCATATGGACTCATCTCAATTTCTACTAGATCATCTAGCAAAATTTGGATGTTATTCTTTCGAATCTTTCCACTAATAACGGCATTCAGAGTGTGTCCGTTTTCCAATTTAACTTTAAATCTTGCACCAGGCGATGCATCGGTTACGCGACCTTTTGTGACAATCATGTCATCTCTATCTTTAGCCAATTTATTAGTTCCTATATGCTATTTGTGTATCTTTAAGTAACATTACCCTGTCATCATTATTAACGCAAAGGTATTTTCCGATCGGGAGAACTTGACAATTTCCTAAGATGCTTAATAGCACTTTAGCTTCATAAGGATTCTGTCCTACTCTGAAAGCAGATTCGCTTAAAAAGTTTCTTCCTATAACAGTATCATAATCGCCGACATCAATCACTTCGGCAACTATTCTCCTACCGTTCCCTACTAGTGTAACAATATTACCATCAATTGTCAAGTCTGCAACCAATGAAGCACCAAAAAAGTCTTCAATTGCTTCTTTCATATCTACCATTTTAAATTCATCCTTAGGTACATAATCTGCTGGATCTATAATAACATAGTTATATAGTTCCGGATCGTTATAAGCGAACGTTTGTCCATCAGAGAAATAGGTTTTAACTTGCCAGTCCATGTTGCCACTGAGATTTCCGACATCTTTTAAGAGTGCCTGAAATTTGTTGGGAAAGGTATCATCTCTCGACATTTCGACGAAGACGAGATAGCGCCCTTCCTCATCTGTATTGGGACTTACTTCAACATCCAGGGTGTCGATAAACCCTCGTTGGATGAATGTGTTAAGGTCTGCTGCTGGTGCTTCGTCGTTGAGATAAAATGCCACTACAATAACTTCCAAGTCCTTTCCGGCTTTAGGCTCAAACTCATCGATAGAAACATCAGGCAGTATAGTACCTGCTAGATCGCCATTCTTTAAGCTCATACTTCATCCTCTGGAGGGGCCATGTCACTTGTTGGTCCCATTCCTGTTTCGTCTTGCGGCTCTGCCTGTTCTTCCTCAGGCTGCTCTTGATCAAATGCATCAGCTAATTCAGCATTTGTATCCTCAATATCTCTTTGAATAATATCATCAGTCTGTTCTAAACCGCGATTGATATATTTTAGTGGTAGTTCGATTGTTACTAGCCAAATTTCATGTTCGGCCATTTTGGCTCTTTTCGTCTGCGGATCAACCCAATCTTGGGGACCGTTAACTTTAACCGGTTTCTTAAATACGCCTTCTCTAAAATTAACTTTTGCACCAAGTTTAGTAAGACGCAGGCCAGCATTTGGATCTGGCATCATATTGTAAGGAAACATGAAAACTACCTTGAACCAATATCTGCTGATAATCGGACCTTCAACTAGTTCACCCAGAATCCAATTCTTATATGCAAATATTTCCGCATTATCTAGAGTTCTTTCGAATTCTATTAGCATAGATAATATATCATTACCCTTGGATATATTCACAAGTGTAGTTTTTATGCTGTCAAGATCAGTATTAGCCATTGTTCTTCCTATTCTTATGCCACTCTTTTATAGATTCGGAAATTTTTCTCTTATGTTCATCTGTATTCTTCTTTCCTAATCTCCGGCCTATACACCCTAAAGAAGATATAGATATTTTTTGTCTAGTCTCTTCTGATTGAGAATGCGATTTACCTGTATTACTTATAGATATCTTTTTTCTTGTGTCTGATGATACTGTATGCCCCTCGAGTGTCATTGATATTCTTCTTTTCGTATCTTCTGTCCTTGGAATACCTTTTTGCATTTCAGATTTTGCTTCTGCAAATTGTATTCTTAACCAACTATACATCTTATTATTTCTTATCTGACCCGAACTTGAAACACACATCATTGCAGCAGCCTTTACAAGTCCGTGATGTCCCGGATGGATCTTAACCAATAACTGATGTGCAACATAATGTTCTTCTGGCGTTAATCTTACTAGATTGTCTTTGCAGTTTGTTCCACCCATACATCTTGGAACAATATGGTGTCGTTCGACATACTCATTAAGTTGTCGATTTTTCGATCTTTCCATCAGTAGATTATAATGTTTTGTGTAGTCCATATCTTATATTTATCACTAATAAAGGAGATCAGTAAAGTTTAGAAAAAGTTCTCTATATCAATCACAAGTATAGAAAAGATATAAATAAACTTGTATGCAAAATACACTCGATAATTCAATCGACGTTCCATTGGGCGGCCACTTCCCGGCCACTAGCCCTTCCACTCAGAAAAATAACTCAATAAGGAGCACAACCTTGAGCAAAAATCGCAAAATGGTGGCCAAATCAGCGCCACATTCTCGCACAGCATATCAACACACTGACCCACAGGTTGCGAATGTTGTTAAACTTGGCAACAGGAATTATAGGAGAGTAGAAATGCTCCCACGTAATACAGCCCAAGAAAATTATGTAGAAGCCCTTCTAGAAAAAAGAATGGTATTTGCTGTAGGCCCCGCTGGTACAGGTAAAACGTTACTTGCTGTACTAAGAGCCATTAAAGCACTACGCGAGGGAGAAGTTAGTAGGATTATTTTAACGCGCCCAGCGGTTAGCGTTGATGAGAAACATGGATTTTTACCAGGAGATTTAAATGCAAAGATGGAGCCTTGGACACGCCCTATTTTTGACGTATTTGAAGAATATTACGGATTAATGGAAACAAAGAAAATGCTAGAGGAAGGCACTATCGAGATTGCACCACTAGGATTTATGCGTGGACGTACATTCAAACATGCATATGTCATTGCTGATGAAATGCAGAATGCAACACCAGATCAAACCAAAATGTTATTAACACGTATCGGCGAAGGTAGCAGTATGGTACTGACAGGTGACTTACGTCAACATGATCGGGGGTTTGATAAGAATGGTTTAAAGGATTTCCTAGAACGCTTCGCGGCCAACAGAAAGAGCTCTATGGCAGTTTGCACATTCGGTAGAGAACATATCGAACGTGATGAACTTGTTGCAGAAGTGCTTGATGTTTACGGAGAGGATGAATAAAACTATCTACTCATAAGAAAGCCCCATAAGGGGCTTTTTTATTGGATATTAATCTCTAGGTAATGCTTGATTCAGATTTCTATTCTTGGTCTGAGACATATTTACTTGATCTAGTTGACGCTGATATCTTTCTCTAAGTGCTGCATCCACTGGTTGTAATTGTTTATCCTTAGCTTGAGCTTTCTTCATATCTAATTCAAACAGTTTATCTTCCAACATTTGTCTACGTAATGTCTGTGAAGTATCTTGAATAAGATCTTGTGTTTGAAGTTTGTCTTTCCCAACATCAGCAGCATGGGCATATCTTTCATCCACTGCAAATAATGCTGCTACTATAGCAATAACGGAACCTATAGATCCGAATGCTACTTTCAATATATTGTTTTTAACTGTCTCTACTGTTGGCATAGTATGTTCTCCGATAACATACTATTTATCGGTTCCCCACTTAATCTTATTCCAGACTCGTTCGTGACACCAATATATAAATGGCTTGATAATAATTTCGGTTGCTCCGATAGCTAACGATACAGTAATTACGCCTGTAACTATATACGAAATTGTTATAGTTGTTAGAGTTCCGCATATCCGGTAGCTGTACGCTTTAACCAGACTGCGGAGACCTGACTCACCCTTATTTAAGGCCCAACTCTTTACGAATTTTTTTACAATTGTCATAATGATTCTTTTTCATGCTTCCTAAATATCTACCTTTCGCACCACAGTTCGGACATATAATATCGGGGGCATTTCTAATTGACTCCGATGCCTTAATCCTAGATTCTGGTGTAATTACTTGTTGTGATCGTGCTATTCTTATTTTTTCTTTTGTTTCTTCGGAAACTACCTGCATCTTTGCTTTATCGCCTTGTTGTTTGCGGCGCAATGGATTATTTGCCCAGGCCAATGTAGCACTTTCAGATTGAGCTTTACGATATTCGGGATTCTCAGCTCTTTTAATGGCAGCAATTTTTAACTTCTTTCGTACTTCATCTGTAAGATTAAACATAAGATTGTTTCTATTGTTGTAAATACTATCTGAAGTTATATCTAAATTATCTAATAGCGTAGATTCTAAACGTTGGCAATCAGCCATCATACCTTTATGTAATATTTTTCTTTCCCACAAATATAGAGGATTACGAAAATCTTCCCAGAAGATAGAAGATGCCGATGAACAAATGTATCCATCACCTTCTATCCCTTTATGAAATCCTATATAAATTTTATCTAATGTTAAATTAGTCCATTGATATACAAATGAGTCCATACATTTCTCCCTTAATGTATTTATCATTGTGCCATCGTCCCAACAATTTTATTCTATACCCATATCCTTACGAATTTTAGTAGCAGATATTTGTTGTATCTCATCTGGAAGATCTATTTTGTTTATTTTATAGCCCACGTCGCGTCCATAATTAATTTCAACAATGTTGGGCACAATTTGTATTTCATATTGGCCCTGGTATAAGGGGTCGAGATCTCGTCTAATATAGTCTGCCACTTGTTTAAGAGTAAAAGGATTGCTACCGTTCCAACCCTGACAATCTCGTATCTGTACAATTACCTGCCCTGTTTTAGCAATAGCAATATCAAATAATGCCCTATGCCCTTGATGCCAAGGCTGATATCTTCCTAGTAGCATAACAGTTTCTTTCTGCCAATTAAATACTGGGCGACGACGATTTTCTAAGATATGATTGCTGATAAATTCTGCCCACTTATCAGCATCTTGTTCGGTAATACGAAAATCGTATTGTTCGGGTGGAACAAATGCTTTATTTGTATCTGCATATCTCCCTTCAGTAATTGTGTCTACCCAGATTGTCCAATCAGCTTTAAAATTATGACGCATCTCTGGCAATGGTGCAACAAAGTCTGCTATTGAAAAATCAGATATAGATTTCAGTGCAAATTCCGCCATACGCAATGATTGGCGAATTCGGCCATCGTGACTAAAATCCCAATCATTAAATCGTGTTCTAATCTCATCTGCATTAAACATATTGATTGTACGTTCAAATGCTTGCACCATCTCTGGATCCGATTTGAGTTCTTCAGGTAATTTGGCAAGTGCTGTTTCCTCAATATATTTCTTGAGTGCAATTGCTAATGTTGTTTTACCTGCACCAGGGAGACCCATTATTAAAATTTTCTTAGACATTATATTCCTTGCATATCATGTTGTGAATTTCCTTCCAGGGAGATGTATAACTCACCGTAGGGAATAGATCTGTTTTATAGTGCGAATTATACGGGTGGTTAATTAGTACAGTTTTTAATCCAGCTTCATAACCAGCTTCGGCCTGGCGCATATGATCTTCAATCCAGAAATAACCTGTGTCTTCCCATCTGGTTAAAATATGCGCTTTACTTGCGCCCATCTCAATACAATTAATTTCATCAAATATGTCACCGAATAGTCTAGTTAGATTCGCAGTTCTATAATGTTTTGCAGATGGTGCAGAACTGATGCTTGTAACAACAATAAACCTAAAACCCTTATCAACTAGCTTCTGAGTATATTCAACAGCATCAGCAAACGGTTCTAGATCTGAAATCCACGGACCTTCGTTAAATTCCCTAATAAGGGCTCCAGCTTTCTGCATGGAAATACCGTGTCGGTTTGCCAAGCTATATTCATGATCAGTATCGGGCAATTGTGGCATACCACGTTCGGCCATAAACTTATTGAAGCCATCATTCCAATTTACTAGACACCCATCGGCATCTGTAAGAATAATTTTCTTTTTAGGCATGGTCAAATACCGTACGTGCTCGAATGTTACCAAACGAATCAGAAAACACTTCGGGACTCTGTTCTACGACTACCTGATCTGCCCTATATGCTGTATCAAGTTCTGCCATTTGTTTTTCATACTTTGTTCTTACATAAGCTTCAAATTTATCATAATCGCCCATGCCGTGACGTTCACCAGATAACATTTTTCTGTTGATGTAATCGCCGATAGCACTAGACATACTAATATGTCTATTCCTGAGTTGATTTACAAATTCAATTGTCTCTGTAACTTCCCATTGTGTTTCGGAACTTTTTGCAGCACCGGTCTTAGCACCCTTCTTAGGTGTGTGCTTATGTGATACAACAATAAAAACTTTTTCTTTACTCATAATACTCCTTTTGCAATCCATTCTAATTCAACCAATGTAGCCGACAGGCATAATTCAACATCAACACAAGAAGCATGATTTACCATTCCGTCTCTAATAACAAGAATGGCCTTACATTGTTTTTCGTCCTCTTCACCCCATATTTCTATATTTTGATATAAGAAGGTATACATCTCTTCATATTCTTCTCTACCAACCTTTTCGCATATAAGCTGGCGCGCCTCTTTAAATTGGCCGGCTCTGAATAATGCAATCATATCAATCTTATAGTCTGCTGTTTCTTCAGAATCTATATCTGGAGCAACTAGCTTACCACCAAACGAATTAGATTGAAGCATACTAATGCCGCGACGCAAATCGGGATATGTCTTATCAACAATTGCCACTAAAGCATCGAAATCTAATTCAATACCTTCCTTACTTAATATATCCACTAATTTGGCATCAAATTCATCCCTGTCCAATTTCTCAATGTGCATACGTCCTGTTTCACAACGCGACTTAATGGCATCCATAATCTTATGTGGATAGTTGCACGTCAATAGAAATCTAACAGAACTTGCATAACGTTCCATGGTACCTCTAAGTATACCTTGTGCGGGTTTAGACAATCCATCAGCTTCATCTAAGAAGATATATTTGATATCTCCTACACCCATTGTGCTAGAGAATCCATCAATTCTTTCTCTAATATAGTCGACACCATTATCCTTTGAGGCATTAACTTCTAATATATCAAATGGATCGATATTGAGTTCGTTTAATAGAACCTTAATGAGTGTGGACTTACCTGTACCTGGTGCGCCAGATAAAAGCATATGTGGTAATGCACCACCTTGTATCCATTTAGCTATCTGCTTTTTCTGTTTGCCATCTTTGAAGACATAATCTTCGATCTTTTTCGGACGATATTTTTCTGTCCATAGTTCTTTCATTTCTTAGATCTTTCTTAAAATGCATGTGAAGTTGTAAACTCCGAAAATATATTCATCTCTGGATCTTCATCCGAAACAAGCATCACAGACTTAGGCCATTCAACACCCCAAACCTGCGTATGTGAACCATCATCCTCTTTGATTTTAAGCATTCGAGTCCAACGCCCATTTTCGATAAGAATCCATTGTCCCGGAGTAATTTCTGTAACGTCTTCACCCACAGAATATACTCGTCCCCAGCGTGGGCGAATGCCTTCGCTCTTGCCATTATCATCGGGGATAATGATACCATTAACAAGTCTGGAGCCACGCTCCAAATCTGTTACAAGGACCTTACCTTTTAATGCTTTAACTTGCATTTGTATCTCCGGCAATGATATCGCCATTCGGCAACTGCACTTCTTTCACCACTTTTGGTGTCTCGGCAGGTTTCATAGCCTTAACTGGCTTAGGTGCCTCCAACACAGGATCTGGTGCCGCAGGTTGCTTACCCTTCAAACCTGTACTTACAACAACAGACTGAACTCGATGATTATCACGTGCAATATCATCCGCTGTTCGTGTTACCTGGCCACGATTAATTTGATCGCCCTTGGCATTAACTTTCATATTACCGATTGCAGGAACCTTTTCGTTTTCACGATTCAGTGCTTCCATATCAATAGTTGTTCCACGGTATGTTACATGTCTACTCATTTTTCTTTTTCCTATTTTAGATAATCTTTTATATCGAGTTCGTATTTCAACGAATCTACTCTGTGTACACCTATAAGGTATAGTATATACGACGAAACGCTGGAGCCGCGACCTACGCCCCATACGAATTTGTTCTTTCTCATGTAATCCACAAGAAATATAAAC